TAAAGCGTCGCAAAGCTCACGAAGATATGATTGCACGTCAAGCGCATTTTGCTGGTAGCTCTATCTCTGAGACTAAAGAGATGGACAAAGTAAATCGTTCTTTCTCTCTCTCGAGAGCTATTGAGGCGGTTTCTCATGGTAAAGGGTTAGAGGGTGCAGAAGCGGAGTGGGCTCAAGAGGCACGTTCTGAGATGCAGTCGAGAGGTTTGCAGATGAGCGGACAGATTGGTATTCCAGAGGCGGCTTTGTTTCGTGCTGGTGCAGCTGACGACTTTCAAGCTGGTTCAGGAGATGGCTCTGGCTATGTTCCAACAAATGTACCAGGTGTAATCGAGGCTCTAAGAGCTCCGACAATGATTGAGACTCTAGGCGCTACTACTATAAACGGAGCGACAGGAAACTTAAAGTTCCCTCGTGTAAGTAACAAAGCAATTGGAACAGAGGAAACTGAGGTATCAGCTTCAGCAGATTCTACTCTTGCAATGGACGAGCTCACACTCTCTCCTGTACGTGTAGCGAATAAGACTTTATTTTCAAAACAGTTAATTTTGCAAGGAGGAAATTCCGTAGATACGCTCATCGCAAGAGAGTTGGCTGCTGGTATTAACACGACTATTGACAAGGCGGCATTCGCGAAGATTGTAGCTGGCATCACTCCAGTAGCTGGAGGCGGTTCTTTAACAGCAGCTAATTTATTCGGGCTTGAGGAGTCAGTTATCGCAGCTGGTGGCAACATGAACGCTTGTAAGTGGGCGATGAACCCCAAAGGATGGGCAGCGTCTCGCGACCTTGCAACAGTTGACAGCATTAACGCTTTCTGGGATGGTCAGCTATTCGATGGTTTCCCAGCAGTAGCTACTCCAAACATTGCGGAGGGTACAGCAACAAAAGGAGATATTATATTTGGTGATTTCGGTGCTGGATTAGTACTTGCATACTTTGGAGGGCTTGACTTATTAGTCGATCCTTACTCGAATGCTGGAACGGCTCAGATAGCTCTACACTTAAATAAGTTCTACGATTGCGAAGTACGTCAGGCTGGCGCGTTCGCTTCGATTACTAATGTAGCGTAATAGGTTAAACAATAACAGGAACGGGGGGCGAGTTGACGCTCGCTCCCTCTTTTTGTATAATTCTCAGATATGAAGTTTACAGTAGCAGATAACCCAGTAGGAATAGATATTGTATCTCTTGCAGATATGAAGGAATTTCTACGTGTAGACCATAACGACGAGGATACAACGATTTCAGAGATTATAACAAGTGCGGTCATGGCTGTGCAGAATTACACTGGTAGAGTGTTTAATAGCACAACTTACACAATGAAGCTAGATAGCTTCCATAACATAGAGATCCCCACACAGATAAGCTCTGTAACGGGTGTCACTTATCACGATACTGCTGGATTATCGCAAACATTATCGACAAAGAAGTATTACATTGATCTCTCAAGAGAACCTGCTAGAGTAGCGTTTTTAAATACTCCCTCCATTTACGAAGATATGTTTAACGCTGTGACTATATCTGGAGCAGTTGGTCACCAAGCATCACCACCAATAAAGCACGCAATCAAAATGCTTGCAGCTCACTACTACGAAAACAGACGGGCTGTTATCGTAGGCGTTAAAGCTTCTAAAATCCCACTCGGGATAGAGGCAATACTAAACCCGTACAGAATTATCTCCCTTGTATGAACATCGGAGCACTAGATAGAAGGATTGCTTTACAAAGTCCAAGCTCTATGGCGAATGACTATGGAGAAAAAGTTGTTACCTGGGTAACTTATGCTAATATTTGGGCAGCGATAGACCGTAAGCCCTCAGCTACTGAGAGGATAAGCGGTGAGCAGATGCTTTCTTTTCAGCAAGTTGTATTTATGATCCGCTACTCTTCTACAGTGAGTGTCCTCGAGCCTTCTCACAGAGTCACCTATGATGGAAAAGTTTACAACGTTCTAGGAGTTCAGGAGGTTGGGAGACAGGAGCAGTTAAGAGTGATCACAGAACTACGCGAGAACTCATGAGCGTAAATATCACAGGAGTAAATGAGCTCTACAAAAACATTGACAAGCTCGCGATGTGGAGCGTGAAGGATTCTAAAGCTCTGCAAGATGTAGGGCATAGAGTCGGAGACGTGTACGCGAATTACATAAAGGCGAATGTTAAGGATCTCGGTAAAGATATAACCGTAAGAGGAGGCAAGTCAAAAGGTAATGCGAAATGGGCTACAATTGTAAAGTCTGGACAGCTGAGAAGGTCAGGCGGTACATGGCAACCAGATAAAAACAGAAACACGATACTCGCTGGTCCCCGTACAAATGCAATAGGACGAAGGAAGACGAAGAGATACGAAGACGGCTGGTATGCTCACATAGTAGAAAAGGGGGATTTCGGTCCCAGGTTTGGAGGTAAGCACAAAACACAGAATACAGGCGTTTTCGCTCGAGGTATTAAGGCGACAAAGAACAGGAGTTTAAAGCTCCAGGAGATACTACTTAAAAAGAACTTTGCGAAATATACAAAGCGATTATGACAGTCGGGAAAGCTATATATAACATTCTCACAAACGATGCGACAGTCTCGGGGATAGTAGGTCCGAAAATCTTTCCAGAGATAGCTCCGCCAAATACAGACGCTCCTTATATCGTGTACAGCGTTCTCTCGAATACTCCCAGCGACTCGAAGGAGGACGGGGGAGCGATAGACGTATCTAACATCGAGGTGTACAACTTCCAAAGCACTTACACCAGCGCGATAGATTTAGGGGTTGCGGTACGCGATGCACTGGATCGTAAGAATGGGACTTTCGGAGGCGTAAAGCTCCAGAGTATACAATACGCAAACGAACAGATGGACGTAAACGAGACCAGGCACATTTGGGTGTCTATACAAGATTACTCAGTAAGAACTAAAAACAATTAACATGGAGGATATTATCCTAAACCACTGGCAAAGTATACTGTTTGCCCTATTAATAGCAGCGAGAGCTATTTTCTCTCTCATACCGTCAGACAGCCAGGCGGTGAAGATTTTTGGCTGGATAGATATTATAATAACAGCGCTTGTCGGAGGTGACAGACGTAAAAATAAAAACAAAAAAAAAGCTAAGTAAACATGGCACAAACAACAGGATTAATTAACGGAAGCAATTTACGAATTATGTTAGACTCAGATGGGGGCACTCCTGTCATGGTCGACAACGTAACAGATTGTAGCATAAGCGTTTCTTCGGAAATGAAAGACACATCTGTGAAAGAGGATGGCGGTTTCAAAGCTGAGCTACCAGGACGAGTAACAGTGAGCGTAAACTTCACAGCTTACTTCGAGGAGGCAGACGCTACTTCAGGCTATGCAGCTATTATCGGATGGCAGTTAGCTGGTACGAAACTAGACGCGAAATTTACGCAGATGATTGGTACAGCTACAACTGAGAACGAAGGCGATCACGCTTTTACATTCGAAGCATACGTAGTTAGTTGTGATCTCAACGGAGGAGTGGAAGACACGGCGACATACAGCGTATCTCTTTCTGCAGTTGGAACTGTAACTTACGCAGCTATCGTATAACATGAACATCGAACTAAATAACAAAAGCTATCCAGTAAAGGCTACAATGAGAGCTTGGAGAGCATTCGAGAAATCTACAGGAGTTAAGGTTGTCGAAGTTGACGCTTCAGATATCACCTTAATTCCTGAGCTAATTTATTACTTCGTAGTAGATGGATGTAAGGCGCAAGGTATGAAGTTCGGTTTAGATGTTGAGGAGTGGCTGGGGTTGATTGAGGTAAATGACTTACCGAAGTTGATCGCAGTAATGGAAGAGGCGATGGGAGGAGACTCTAAAGCTGGAGGAAAAAAAAAGGCAAAGAAGAGCCGATAACGTGGCGAAGGATAGAGGAGCTGGGGCTTGGCTTATTAGGTCTTGCCCCAGATTCCCTCTACTCTCTTACGTTTAAGGAGTTCGGGAATGCTGTAAAAGGAAAGAAGGAGAGCGATGAGATGCTGGAGCGTTCCAACTGGGAGCGTACCAGGTGGCAGACTTCGCTTCTCTTAAATGTCCACACGAAAAAAGGGAGCAAAATATCTCCTAAAGATTTAGCTCTTTTCCCTTGGGAGAAAGAAGAGAAGAAAGTGGAGAACGACAATAAAGGCTGGGATATTTTCAAAGCTATCGCAGTAGAAAAGAAGTAACATGGCAAAGTTAGGAGATTTAGTTGTACGGATAGGAGCAGATACACGAGGCTTAAATAAGAGTCTCGGTAAGGTCCAGCGCAATATGCGCTCGATGACGAGTAACTTTACGAAGCTCGGTACCTCGATGACTAAATCTATCACTTTACCTTTGCTAGGTATTGCAGCGATGGCTGTAAAGAGTGCAGCGGATCTCGAGAAGATGGAGACAGGCTTTATCTCTCTCGCTGGAGGAGCTGAGGAGGCTGGCGCGATGATGAAGCAATTAAACGACTTCACAGCGAAGACTCCATTTCAGATAGAAGCAGTCGCTACAGCAGCTCGACAGCTTATCGCGTCAGGTACAGGGATAGGAGAGGTAAACGAACAACTCCAATTTTTAGGAGATATCGCAGCTACAACTGGACAGCCGATAAACGAGATAGCTGCCATCTTTGCGAAGGTGAATGCAAAGGGCAAAGTAGAGCTCGAGAATTTAAACCAACTCGCAGAGAGAGGGATCCCAGTATTTAAAGGCTTAGCAGATGCAACTGGATTGCTTCCTTCTGAGCTCGGAGCTGGGGCTGTCACTGTGCAGCAGTTTAACGACTATTTAAAGGGCTTATCTAAAGAAGGGGGTTTTGCTGAGGGTGCTATGGAAAGACTCTCTCAGACTGCTTCTGGTAAGTTCAGCACAGCACTCGACAACTTGAAGCTCGCTGGGGCTGCTCTCGCGGAGTCTTTACTTCCAATTATAAGCGACTTACTCGATTACATCGTGGATCTCGCGCAAAGTTTCACGGACCTCTCACCCTCTACTAAAAAGATGATATTAATCTTCGGAGGGGTTGCTGCTGCACTCGGTCCGTTACTGGTTATAATCCCACAATTACTCGCAGCTCTCCCGTTAATCGCTGGAGCATTCGCAGCCATGACTGGTCCAATAGGTTTAGCTGTGCTGGGAGTGACTGCACTTATAGCAGCTGTGGCGGCTCTAGTGAGTGCAAATAAAGACATCCCCTCTACACTAGAGAGAGCAAACGCTTCCGTTCGTGAACATAGTGCAGAGGTGCGGTTTTTGGTTGGTCAATATAAAGATGAGACAAAATCTCTTAAAGATAGGGAAAAGATATTAGGTAGACTCGCTACAATAGACGCGACTCACTTCGGGAACTTAACAGCTGAAAACACAACTTATAAAGATCTTGTAAAAAACTTAGACGCTTACACAAGTTCTCTTCGTGCAAGTTATTTGGAGAAAGCTCTTGCAGAGGAGGGATCTGAGTTGATGTCTAATTTACTCAAAGCTGAGGAGCGAATCATAGAGAAACGGCTAAACCTACAGAAGGGGTACGATGATGGATGGAATGAACTCGAGATAAATGCTCGGAAAAATGCTTTAAGAAATGCAGAATTATGGAGAGATAAAGATTTAAAAGCTCTTGAAGATTTCGAGAAAAGAAAGCAAGGGCTCCTCGAGAAGTACGCTACTACAGATGCACCAGGCGCGACAACAGATGAGACAGGAGCAGCTACAGCTCCAGCTCCAGTCGTAGTTATTCCAGTACCAGATACGGCTCCACTTAAAGAAGCGGTTGACGATATTACAGGCTTTCTCTTCGAGCTCCAGGGCATGGGCACGACAGCGTTTGCAACTCTCAGCAATGGAGTACAAGATTTTGTTGTAAGCTCTACACCTCAGCTACTCAAGTTCTTAAATGATTTCTCTGTAGCTGTAGAGAATACTGCTGAAGTTGTCGCGGAGAGTGTCGACAATATGGCTGATTCCATTAACGATGCGGTAAGCTCTGGAGTTGCTACGATGATAAGCGGAGTCGCGGAGATGGTAGGTGCAGCTGTAGGAGCTCAAAAACCTATTGAGAACATGGGAGCTTTCCTAGGCAACGCGCTTGGACAGATGGCGATTAATTTAGGTACTTATGCTATCGCACATGGTACAGTTATAGAGTTAATAAAAAAGAGCTTAATAGATTTAGGAGGAGTCAAAACGATTCTCGCTGGTATCGCTCTCGTAGCTCTCGGAGCTGGTATAAAAGGCGCGGTGTCTCGAAGCGCAGCAGATGCTGGGATTCCAGCTCTCGCAGAGGGGGGGCTCGCTTACGGTCCTACTCTCGCGCTCGTCGGAGATAATAAAGGCGCTAACATTGATCCTGAAGTTGTGGCTCCACTCTCAAAGCTCAAGGGGATGCTAGGAGGTAACACTGTCCAGGTGTACGGGCGTATCTCAGGAGACGATATTGTAATAAGTAATTCAAGAGCTTCACGAGATAGAAACAGATTCTAAATGGCGTATACAGTAGCAGTATCTGAGTTCACAGATATAAATAACACAGACTGGAAGGTTAAAGTAGTTAGCTCAGTAGATCCTGGATCTATAGACTTACCATTTAACCTCGGTCCTGATGGCTTTAATCTCAATTATGATTTCGACGAGTACGACAGATGTAAGCCCGTAGTAGGTAGTAGAGTACAGATAACGCTATATCACCCAATACCAAACACTGCTTATTTTGATGCGTTCTACAACGCTCTGGACAGCTCAGAGGAGGGAACCTTTAGAATAGAGATTTACAGAGATCCAGACTCAGCAAATGAGTTCTGGTGGGCTGGTACGATAATGCCAGAACAAACAGTTATACCAGATGACTATCCACACGCTCCCGTTACTCTTACAGCTGTTGATGGTTTAGCCAATTTAAAAGGCATTGACTACAACAATGATGGAGTAGCATACACAGGCGTTAAGCTTATCACAGAACATCTGCACAACTTAATACAGAAGCTGCATATTAGTGACGTATGGAGCGCAACTGATGTGGAATTAAAGTTCTTTGAGGATTTTATAGCTAAAGAGTATAAGGATTACATAGCTGGAGCTCAAAACGAACAGCTCAACAAAGCAGATATAGCTCATACAGCTTTCTATAATAAAAACGAGAACGGAGATAACGAATATTTTTCATGCTATAAAGTGCTGGAAAGTCTAGCTCTCACGTTTAACGCTTCGGTGTTTATGGCTCAGGGCTCTATCTGGTGGGTACCTCTTGGAGCTATTCAGTCACACGCTTCGAGTGGTACGTCTATTGCAAATTATATGCTAGGAGATGGGACCGTAACATACAACACAGTCGCAAACGTCACAACGGGCGCGATATTTGGCTCTAACTCTGCACAGTGGGAGAAGCTCAACGGGTGGGAGAGAACAAGCGCACCTTCATTTAAGGAGGTGAAAAGAACGCGAAACTATCAAGGAGATAAGCCAGTCGTAAAAGACGCGAACTATACACAGGCTGATATAGTAGCTCACACTATACTCGACGATGAGGATGTAAGCTATCAAGTAGGGAGAAAGTTCTTAATCTCGGGAGTTCTGAGATACGAGTATCCAGGAGATGGGACCTCAATAAATGGAGCGAAGATATCTAGGCTCAAATTAGGGTTAAGAGTTCACTTAGGAGACGCTGGGGGCTCTTCTCAATATCTTTCTCGAGGCACAACATACTCAGCAAACAACTTCAATTTTGCTCAATACTGGGACTCGGTAAACGACACAGATGAAAATGATTTTTTTTACTACAACGCAATCCAAGGCGCGGCTGCCTGGAGTGGGGTGGCTTCCAATTACGAGATCATAACTGATACCTTTAACAAAAGGATAGGTACAAATGGGGTGTTATATATAGCTTTTAACTTTCTCACTCCTGAGATTGTAGCTGCTGAAGGCTTGGAGCTTTCCGTTCAAGAGCTTACAGGGGTCACAAAGCTAGGAGCAAATGATGTTGATTTAGTAGATAGTTCAGCTACATTTATGATATCAAATTTCCAAGCGAATGTCTACACACAAGCACAGGCTCAAGAGTTTGGAACGATAGATATAACGGCTACAAATCCAGATAGCGCACGTTATAAATTAGACCAGGGAGATACTCTAATAGGGGACAGAATAACAGACAGCGATCTCGGTGTTATTCAAGTTTCAGATGGCAACTACGCATACATTGACGCTACAGAGTGGACCAACTTACAAAGCTCGACAGCTTCGCTCTCAATTAACGGGCTCGGAGTTCGTGAGAGACTTGCATCGAATGAGAATGCGAAAAGGATTGAGAGAGGCACGTTGTATCAAAGGGGATCTACTTACATTCACCCCTACACGATACTAACTAATTCAGCAGACAGCGGTAACTTTTACCAGGTCACAGGGCTTCGTTACATTGCAAACCGATGCGAGTATGATATGCAGTGTATGTATCTCTCTCGTAATATAACAGGGATAACAGTCGATCAAGATAACAGCAAGATAACGCCTGGAGTAACAGTGCCTGACTCTGTGCCTGGTATAAAGGGACCAGGACCAGTTAACATAGTAAGCGATAACACTACTAAACTCGGTTACGTCACTACAGATACATACGGGATCACTGGACTCTCTACCTCCACTGGGAGCGTAAAAGTTGGTATTAATCTCCCTTCGAGCTTAGCAGCTGTAGGGACTGAGGTAATAACCATCAACGCAGCTGGAGCTATGGCTCCTCTCACAGATGGTGCCTCGGGAGAGTTCTTAAAAACAGACGGCTCTGGAGCCCTCAGCTGGGGAGCTGCTGGTGGTGGTGGCGGTGGATGGTTCGGCTCTACGAGTTTGATAAAAGTTATGCCCTGCGAATTTATGGCGAATGATGATGGAGATGGTCCAAGGGGTGGCTATCAAGGATTGTATATAGAAGACGATCCAAGCGTTATAAGACAGTGCGTAAGAACTAATAATTTGGCTACAGAGATGTATGTTATGAAAGCGATCCCTGATGGGTATAAAGCTACACACGTGAAAGTATACGGGTCCTCAACGATTATCAATGGGGTAACAGCTTATTTATTTGACCATACTACTGGTGTAGTTACATCGAAAGGGACAGGTAATATTAATTCTTTAATAGATATCACAGACATCAGCAGTAGCTCAACCGATAGTATTTCGCTTCGAGTGGCTCCAGCTTCTGCTACAGTTCTAATCTACGGAGCAGATATAACAATCGCATTAATATGACAATAGCAGAACTTACAGCCCTTATGGAGAAGATGGAACAGGCACTAACAGAAACAGCGGGAGCAAATCACTCGAAACCATGATAGACGCAAAGATGTGGGGACTCAATATATTATGGGCTACCTGGGGCGCAGCTGTATGGCTCGCGGATTTAAATTATATTA